GCCCAGGCAAGGGGTTTGCGGGCGGCGATGCAATCCTCGGTAGCGACGCGAACGGTGGGCTTGTCGTGGACCGCGTCGCCGGCAAGGGGTTTGACAGTTCGGGCCTCGGCGCGCAGGTGACCGAACAGCTCAAGCAGGTCAACGCCACGCTTTCGGCGCTCGGCCTGCGGTTCGGTCAGGGAGTGTTCGCGGCTGTCGGTGGTGGCGAAAGCCGCAACCCCACCAGCATCGGCGGCGCGCTGGATCAATTCGGCCAGCGGCTGGAGGGTGGCAGCGCCAACGTCAACCGCGCGATCCAGGGCCGCGGCTTCGAGGAGGCCGTGCAGGCCGCGCAATGGGTGCAGCAGATCTATGACCCGATGCTGCGCTCCGCCGATGCGGCCGGTGCGTTCGGCAACGCCCTCGCCGATCTCCGCAAACCCTTCGAGGATGCTATCGCGCAGGCCCAGAAATACGGGCTTTCAACCGATCAATTGGTGGTGGCGCGAGACCGTGCCGAGGCTGATGCGCGGCGCCAGAATTCGATGGCGATTCAAGATAATAACACCGCCCTATTCGGGCGCGCCGCTCAAGCTGGCGGCAGTCGGCTCGCCATCGCAGGCGAGCGGGCGCGGGTGATGGCTGAAAGCCAGGACCGTGAGCGCGCGGATGCAGAGCGGTTCATGGAAGTGTCCGGGCTCGACCCGGTTTGGCACCAAGTTGTTCGCGATCGCCTCGGCGCCGCGCAATCCGCCGAGAATGCCGCGATGCAGCGCATCTTCGATGAGTTGCTGCGTGACCAGCGACTGGCCGCCGAGAGCCTGACCTCGCGCATTACCCGAGCCATTGCGCAGCGGGGCGGCAACGCCCGCGACGTGGAGGGCGCCGACCTCTACGATTTCGACGCGCGGGCGCGGGTCGAGCTCGATGGCCTGCGCAGCAGCCTGCGGGAACTCGGCCTCGCCGCGAACGTCGTGGAGAGCGAGGTGACGCGGCTGGTGCAGGCCCACACGCTTGAACGGCAGGCGATTATCGCGGCCTATGCCGAGCGCCGGCGCCTGGCTGCGCAATCGCTCGATGACCGCCTTTTCTCCGCAGGCAACGACAACAGCACGATCGACGGCGCTCTCGCCGCCTTCGACCGGGCGGCGACCGCCGAGCGCGTCGAGGCAGCCAAGCTGGGCATCGCCGACCTGGTGCAGCTGGAACGTGTGCTGGCCGAAGAGCGCGGCAAGATCGTCGAGGATTTCGCGCGTCAGGCGCGCGATACGCTCATCGGCGCGGGTGGCAGCATCCGTGCTTTCCTCAACGAGATGCGCGCGGGTCAAGGCGCGGGGGCCTCGCCTGAGGATCGCCTGGTTGCCGCGCAGCGCCAGTTCGGCGAAGACCTGGCGCTCGCGCGCGGCGGCGACGCCGGTGCACTTTCGCGCATCACTGGCACCGCGTCGTCGCTACTCGATGCCTCGCGCGATTTCAGCGCCTCGGGCCCGGAATTCCAGGCGATGCGGCGGATGGTCGAATCGTCGCTGGAAAGCCTGCCGGCGACGCGATCCTACGATGCGTTGATTTTGGAGGAACTGCGCAAGCTCGGCGGCGCGGTTAATGTCGAGGTCGATCTCGCGGTGATCCGGGCGATCAGCGAAACGCTGAACGCCCTGCCCGACGCGGAGCGGGCGCGGCTGGTGCAGGCACAGACCGTGCTGCGCTCTGTCGAGGAACGAATCGGCCGGTTCCTGACGACCGATGAGGTGAACCGGCTGATCGATGGGGAGCTGGTGCTGCGCGACGTCCGCCAGCGCATGGCGCAAGACCTGACCGCCGGCCAGCGGGCCGGGCTGGTGCAGGGCGGCAACGTGCTGCGCTCGATCGAGCAGGCCCTCGGGCGTCAGCTTACCGCCACAGAGGCCGATGCGCTGATCCGCGGCGGCAACATTCGCCAGATCGTGAACCAGCTGCTCGGCCGGGAACTGACCAACGCCGAGCGGGACGGGCTGCTCGAGAGCGAGACGGTGTTGCGCGCCATCGAGCAGCGGCTCGGCGCCAACCTGACGGCGGCGGAGCGGGCATCGCTGGTGCAGGCCGCGGCGGTCGAGCGCATCGTCACCCAGGCGCTGGGCTCCGACCTGACCCCGGACCAGCGTGCCGGGCTGGTGCAGGGTGGCGATGTGCTGCGCTCGATCGAGCAGGCGATCGGGCGCCAGCTGACCGCCACGGAGGCCAACAGTCTCGTGCATGGCGGCCCGGTCGGCCGCACGATAATCCAGCAGATGGGGCGCGACCTGACCCCCAGCCAGCGGGCCGGCCTACTGTCGGCAGAGCATGTGCTGCGTGCCATCGAGCAGCGGCTCGGCGCCGACCTGACGGCGGCGGAGCGGGCATCGCTGGTGCATTCCGCGGCGGTCGAGCGCATCGTCACCCAGGCGCTGGGCCGCGACCTGACGGCGGCGGAGCGTGCTGGGCTGGTGCAGGCCGCCAGCATCATCCGCAGCGTCGAGCAATCGCTCGGCAGGCAGCTCACCGCGGCCGAGCGCGCGATGATCGTGCTGCCCGGCGACGTGACGCGGACGGTGACGCAGGACGTCCGTGCTCCGACCGGCGAGGTAATTCGGGGCGTTCCGGTCACCCGCACCGTGACGCAGATCGTCGAGACGACCGAGACGATCCAGATCAGCCGAAGCATCGACGAAAAAATCGGTGCCCAGATGTTCGTGCAGGCCGCGCTGCTGAGCGAAATCGTCAAGGCCAGCTATGCGACGTCGCACAACACCGCCAACATGCAGCGCCTGCTCGGCGGCGTGCAGGGTATGACCAGCTACACCGATCCGAGCAAGGAACAGCTTTACTTTCGGTTTCGCGCCAACGCCAACGCAATGCTGCAGTCCGTCTTCCGCGAGGTGCCGGGCGACGGCCTGCTCGGCTTCGATGATCTCCTCGCGGGCTCGGGCCAGCTGTTCGCGACAGGCGGCGCTTTCGCCGGCGGCATGGTGCAGCGCCCCACGGCGTTCGGCATGCCGGGCGGTGAAATGGGCGTGATGGGCGAAGCCGGGCCGGAGGCGATCATGCCTCTGCGGCAGATGCCTGACGGATCGCTTGGCGTGCGGGCGATCAGCCCGATGTCCGGCGCCGTCGCTGAGTTGCGCGCGGTGCGGGCCGAGCTCGTAGCAGTCAAGGTCGAGCTGTCGGAACTGCGTCGAGACCAACAAGGCCAGACCGCCGTCATCGCTGAAAGTGGCAACCGCAACATCGCCGGCCATCGCCAGACGGCCGCGCTGCTCGGCGAGACTGCCGCGACGCAGCGCCTGGTCAGCGCGCGGCCCGCAGCATGACGGCGATCTACCTTGCCGAGATCACGGCCTACGACGCGGCGCTGCCTGGCGTGGTGACGCTGCGCTACAGCAGCGGCACCGGCTACGCGCACCCCTCCGCGCCGGGCTTCTACGACCCGCGCATCCTGCAACCCGCGACTATCCAGCGCACCGCGTTCGCGGAGGGCACCACGACCGGCGCCGTCGCCACCGGCTATGGCGCCCTGGTGCTGACCAACCCGGACGGCGTGCTCGATGCCATCGCGGATTACGGGCTCGACGGCCGCGCCATTCGCATTCTGCTCGGCGCGGCAACCGGGCCCTACTCGGGATTCGCCGAGCTTTTTGTCGGCACGATGGAGCAGCCTCGGCTGACGACGGCCGCGGTGGAAATCCTGCTGCGTGATCGCCTTTTCGAGCTCGACCAGCCGGTGCAGGCCGCGCGCTACGGCGGCACCAACGCATTGCCGGCTGGCGTCGATGGCGGCGACGACATCAAGGGGCGCCCGGTCCCGCGCGTATTCGGCGTGGTGCGCGGCGTGGCGCCGGTGCTGGTGAACACCGCGCGCTTGATCTATCAGATCGGCGCCGGCACCGTGGCCTCGGTGGCCGTCTATGATAGCGGGGTGCTGCTGACCGCCGGCGCCACCTATGCCGACCTCGCGGCGATGCAGGCCACAGCGCCGGCCGCCGGTCAGTACCGCCTGCTCTCCGCGGCGGCGGGCAGCTATGTGCGGCTCGGCGCCACGGCGGGCGGCACAGTCACGGCGGACGTTACCCAGGGCGCCAATGCCGCCGCGCGCACCGCCGCGCAGATCATGCAGGCGCTCGCCACTGGTCCCGGAGGCATCGCTGGTGGTGACGTGGTGGCTGGCGACATGACAGCCCTGGACGCCGCCGCCAGCGCGCCGCTCGGCCTGTGGATCGAGACCGAGACGACGGTGCGGCAGGCGATGACCGTGGTGGCGCAATCGGTCGGCGCGTGGTTCGGGTTCGACCGGCTCGGCAAGCTGCGCATGCGACAGTTGATCGCGCCCTCGGGGGCGCCCGCTGGCACGTTCCGCCGCCTCAATCGCACCGCGGTCGCCGATGCCACTGTCGCCGACATCGCCGAGGTGGAGCGGATCACGACGCAGGACCGCGGGGCCGGCGTGCCCGCCTGGCGCGTGCGTCTGCAATACCGCCGCCGTCACACCGTGCAGTCGCCGGACGCGCTCGCGGGCTCCGTGTCGGACGCGGACCGGGTGTTGCTCGGCCAGGAATGGCAGGCTGTGGTGGCTGAGGATGCGGCGATCAAAACGAAGCACCTGCTGGCGCCGGAGTTGGCATTCCAGGGGCTGTTCGATGCGGCGGCCGATGCGCAGGCCGAGGCGAACCGCCGCCTCGTGCTGTACAAAACGCGCCGCGATCGTTTCAGGGTGCGCGTTTCCATCGATACCGGCTTCGCACCGTCCATCGATCTTGGCGATGTGGTGCGGCTTGAGTTGAGCCGGTTCGGTCTGGCGGCGGGCAAGTTGTTCGCGGTCATCGGCGTCACGCCCGACGCTGCGCGCCGAATTCTCGACCTGGACCTGTGGGGCTGATCGATGGAACGCGCTGTCTTTGGTTGGCCGAGATGGACCACCGACGTCGCCTGGTCAGGCGGCTCGTGGCTGGCCGGCTATCCGCTGAGCAATTTGAGCGTGCTGCCTCTGGCGCGGGTTGCGCGCAGCACCAGCGCCTCGCTTGCAAACACGCAGATCATCGGCACACTCTCGGCCGCGCGCAGCGTGCGCGCCTTCGCGCTCGCGCGGCATAATTTCAGCCTCGCCGCCCGTCTGCGGCTGCGCATGTACGGCGACGTCGCGCGGGCGGTCCTGCTGCTCGACACAGGATGGTTCGATTGCTGGCCGAGCGTGTTTCTGCCGGCGGACCTCGAATGGGAGGAGGATAATTGGTGGGATGGCAAGGCGACGCTGGCCGACATCTCAGGCTACGCGCCGACGCGGCCGATCTGGTTGGGGCAGGCTGTCTATGCCCGCGCCTTTCTGCTGGAGATCGACGACACCACCAATGCGCTCGGCTATGTCGAGGCCGGGCTCTGCGAGGTCGCGCAGGGCTGGCAGGTCAGCGTCAACCCCGGCCCCGACTTCGCTGAGGGGTTCCGGTTCCGCACCGAATCTGTGGAGGCGCTCGGCGGCAGCAAGGCGTTCGACCGCCGCGATAAGCCGCGAGTTGCGCGCGGCACCATCGAGCACCTGCCTCGTGATGAGGCGCTGGGCCGTGGCTTCGAGATGCTGCGCCAGGCCGACCTCGATGAACCGTTTTTGTGGTTTCCGCAGCCGGACGAGACGCAGCACTGGGTCCGTACCGCCTACGTCGCGCGCCTGGTCGATCCGGGCCTGATCGGTCACGCGAGTTTCAGTCGTTCCAGATTTCCCTTTGCTGTGGAGGAGGTTCTATGAGTGCAGCTGCGCGCGCGCGCTTGGCGGCCCGCATCGCCGGCGACTATGCCTCTGGCGGCCATCGCACTGTTTTCGTGCCAGACCTCAACGACGTCGCTGCGGTGGGCAACGATGCCTCGGCGAACGGCACCGCTGCGGTTGCCGCCGCGGCGGCGGCCACGGCGGCGCTGTCATCGGCGCTGACGATCACTGGTGGCGGGCAGGGCATCGGGGGCAATCCGCTCGATGTCCTGCGCAACATCGATGTCGGCGACGCTGCCTTCTTTCCGGCGGCGGCGCTGCGCGGGTGGTTCACCTACGCCCGCGGCGCGGCCTATCAGATTCTGCCATCCGACTACGGTGTCGCGCTGATCGCCGAGACGGGCACGCTCACCTGGACGTTGCCGCTGCTGTCTAACCTGCCTGATGGCTGGTGGTTGTCGGTCTGGAACCGCTCCGGCGCGGTGCTGACCCTCAACCGCTCTGGCGCTGACGTGATCGGCTCGGCGGGCACCAGTGTCACTGCGGCCAACAACACAGGCCTGTCGCTGGCGCGGCATGATGGCGCGCGGTTTGAGCGGGTGGCCTGATGCCTGCACGCGCTCTGGGGTTGCCGGTCCTGTACGTCGAGACCAGGTCGCCGCTGGCGACCGATGACGGGGCCGGCCTGGGCACCAGGGCGGGCTATTGGTGGCTCCGGACGGACACGGGGCAGTGGTGGGTGTGCCGTGATGCGGCGAATGGCTCGGCGGTCTGGGACCAGATGCAAAGCGGCGTCGCGCTGGCTGCGCTGTACCAACCTCTTGAGCCAACTTTGACGGCGCTGGCGAGCCTGACCGGCGCAGCTGATCGCCTGCCATTTTTCAACGGTGTGGATACCGCCGCTCTGGCGACGTTCACTGCGTTCGGCCGCTCGCTGGTCGATGACGCGGATGCGGTGGCGGCTCGGGCTACGATCGGAGCGCCGGCGGCCCAATTCCCGGACACCACGCAACTTGTGGTCAACCCGGACTTCTCTTTCTCGACCGTAGCCGCCTACCCTGGCACAGCGTCCAATGAGGGATGGACCAATGTCGTCCCGACAGCCCTGGCCGCGACAGACGCTCTTGTTCCGGCTGGTGCCCCGGCGCCGTATGTCGGCAACATCTCCACCGGAACGATAACCAGAGACGCCTACAATAACGGCGCCAGGGCTTTCGCGGTGGAGCCGCTTGAGTGGATCTACTACGATTTCTGGGCCTGCGCGGGTACCGGGACCAACGCATCATTTCAACTGGCTTTGAGAATTGGCGGAAGCTCTGGCTTTGCCCAACTGACATTGGCTACCGTCATAGTCGCAACGGTAACCTGGACGCGCTTCATTGGCCGAGTTGAAATACCGGCAACGGTGCTCGGGGCCGCTACAGAACGAGCCTATATCTATGTCAGGGTGAATTCCAACGCGGCTCCGGCCGGCGGTTGGTTTTTCACGAAGGTATTTGTCCGCCGGGCAACCGAGGTCTCGGCAGGCAAACTGATATTGACGCAGAACAGCAACTATCAAATTACACCGCAGGACAGCGGTAAGGTTTTCCGCGCGACAAGTGGCGCGCCGACCTACACCCTTCCAGCCCATGCTGATGTGGACCCATTCTTCGCGGTCACTGCCAAAGCCCGCGGCACCACGATCACGGTGGCCCGCGCTGGAACGAACACCGTAGACGGCGGGACCACCGTTTCAATCACCACAGGGCTTAGCCGGACATTCGGCCGCGCCGACACGGCAGGCGAAATGGAGAGCTATTGATGAGCACGACAAGGCCGGCTTTTCTCGAGGATTTCGCGAACACTCGATCGCTCCACCCGCTTGCGAGCTTTGCCCGTGCATCGCTGGGCACTGCGGCAAACGCTCGCGGCGAATGGTCTGAGATCGCCGCGAACATTCCCCGCTTCGGCTTCGACGCCGTGACTGGCGAATGCCTGGGGCTTCAGATCGAGGGCGCGCGCACCAACAGCATCCGCAACCCGCGCCAAGAAGGCGTTGTCATCGGCACGCCGGGCACGCTGCCGACCAATCTGACGATCGCGAACACTGGCGGCCTGGTGACCAATGTCATCGCCACAGGCACGACCAATGGGGTGAATTGGGTACGGTATCAGGCGGTCGGGACAGCCTCCGGTGCAAGCTACGTCATGCAGTTTGAAAGCGGGACGCAGATCGTGGCGACGCCGAGCCAGCTATGGGGCTGCAGCCTGTTCTTCCGCGCTGTGTCAGGCAGCTACAACAGCGTCGAGCATAATGTCGCATCGCGCACCTCTGGTGGCGCGCTGGTGGGGGCGGTGGCCAACCCAGCTATCGCGGGAACGGCGACGCTTGCGCGCTACGGAGCTGTGGTGGCGCTCGATGCCGGAGGCACCGTGGCGCGCATGAACAGTGGCATCCGGTTTGGCCTCACCAGCACCGTGGCCTATGATTTTCAATTCGAGATCGGCTGGTATCAGGCCGAGGCGGGTGGCACTGTTTCATCGCCGATCCTGCCTACGGTCGCGTCTCCGGCCGCCAGCACTCGCGCGACTGAAACCTACTCGATCCCGGTGACCTCACTGGAGACCGGGGCGAATTTCGCCTGCGTCGTGATTTGGGAGGGTGTGGTCACGCAGGCTGCGGCGGCCGGCGCGTCGCAGACGTTGTGGCAGGCCGACGATGGAACTGACAACAACAGATATTTTCTGCGCAACGACGCAGCGGGCCTCACCATCGCGCTCTATCGAACTCTGGCCGCCGCCAGCAGCTCGGCGGCGGTGATCGGCACGACCGCGGTGAACGCCAACACACGATCTGCGGTCAGCAT